TTTAATAGATTACGAAGGTTCTACCAGAACGCAGACTGAGTTTGGGTTTGATAGTCTTTTCAATATTAAAATAAATTTTCACAAGCGACGTCTATCTGAGGATCAAGATTTGTTTGTTCGCCCTGGGGATTTTGTACAGTACGATATGATGTACTTTGAGATTGTAGATGTATTTGAGGATGCTAGATTTTTGTTCGGACAAGACAGGAATTTCTCAGATGGTATTTCGTTTGCAGTACAAGCACAGTGTGTACAGGCACGCAAAGGACTCTTTAATCCCGGCAAGGGAATCTAGGAAAAAATAACGATGCCTAAAAGAACAAAGTTAAACCAAGATTTGAAGGCGAAATATGGTTTTCGACCCTCTACCCTGGAGGACATCGATACCGCTCTTTATAACTATTTAAACGACGATCTAAATATCTTTTGCGACACAAATGAAGGCTTCACCAAGGTGCCCGTTCTCTTTGCTTCTCCCGAAAGAGCTTATACTATTAAAAACGACCCAAGCCTAAGGCCAAATGGAAGGACACTAGAATACCCACTCATTTCTATTGTTCGAGGAAATTTAGTTAATAATCCTCAAAATAAGGGTAAGTACGGTGTTTATATCCCACCCTATTATGGCTTCTATAAAAAGGGCGGCGCAATTCCGTTTGCCCGACGTGTAAATCAAGAAAAATCAAGAGAGCGAGCAAACCTCACGGCAAAAAAAAGATTTAATCAAAACACTTTCCCTTTTGATAATGAAAAGGTGGTGTATGATACTTTATACGTTCCAATGCCGACTTATGTAGAAATCACCTATGAGATAAAGCTAATCTCTGAATACCAACAACAAATGAACCAGATCATGGAATCTTTCATGGCGACTTTCTCTACACCCGTTGCTTTCAACATCCAACACGAAGGTAATGTGTATGAGGCTTTTGGTGATGAAACTTTTACTAATGAAGGCAATAACTCCGGTCTAGGCACGGAAGAAAGACTATTTAAGAGTACCACTACTATCACGGTACTTGGGTATATAATAGGGTCTAATAAAAACGACGATGTTCCTACTGTAACTGTCCGAGAATCCGCCGCTGAAGTAACAATTGGGCGTGAAAGAGTTGTGCTCGGCGATGAGCCTGAGTTCCATGCGGGCAGAAAAGATAAATACAGAAGATAATGAACAAGGAGTTTGGAATACTGCCCTACTATTTATTATTGGTATTTAGTGTAAATTGTTAGATACCATTCTATACGCATAAGACCGAGGAGAATACATTTCGATGGCTGACAACTCTTCCAAAAAGTTTAAGTTCATTTCGCCTGGAGTATTTGTCGATGAGATCGACCAATCACAACTTCCAGCCACACCTACCGAGGTAGGACCAGTAGTAATTGGTCGCTCTCGCAAGGGACCCGCAAACAAACCCGTTCAGGTAAATTCCTTTTCGGACTTTGTTCAAACTTTCGGCAATCCTGTTGCTGGTAACGAAGGTGGCGATACTTGGCGTGAAGGCAATAACACTGCCCCAACTTACGCTGCTTATGCTGCTAAAGCATGGCTCCGCAATAACTCACCACTAACTTTCGTTCGTGCCTTAGGCGACCAAGATACTAACGCCACGGATGCTGGTAAAGCAGGCTGGGAAGTCCCACCCGCTGACGACGGCAACGACGGTGGTGTTTTTGCCCTTGTTGTATGGCCTTCTGCCTCTATCAACTCTTCTACAGTAGTTTCTGGTGCAGTTGCTGCACAATTTTATAGTACTGGGCGTGTCCTTCTAGAGGACGCCCTTGGAGCAAAGAATGGTTCTACCCTATATGAAGTTTCTTCTCAGAACGACTTTAGCCTAGTCTTCACCCCTCCTGGCGGCACGGACGAAAAGGTTACAGTCAGCCTTAACCCAAGTTCTGAAAACTTCATTAGACAAGCTCTGAACACTAACGCAACAATCACTAACTCTAGTATTACTTCCGATTCTACTCGAAACTTTTACCAGAGTGGTTCTTACTGGCTCGGCGAGTCTTATGAGTATTCTATAGCTCCAACTGGTTCTAGCTTCGGCTTGTTGGCTGGTGGTGATGATACTAAGTATCACGCTGCTGTCCTCCCAATGGCTGTAAATGGAACATCGAGCGTCCAGCAGAACAACTTTAGGGGAGCCGGAACCGCTGCTACTACAGGCTGGTTCATCTCACAGGATCTGTCGGATAACACCGGTTCATACTCTGCTCGCACTCAGCAGCAGTTATTCCGCCTTGAGGCGCTAACCGCTGGTGAGTGGGCTCAAAGGGAGATAAAAATATCCATCTCTAACATTAAGGCTCCTACAGGGGACTATCAGAGTTATGGTTCTTTCTCAGTCTTGATACGTGATATCACCGATACAGATGCTAGACCAATTATTTTAGAACGTTATGACGAACTAAACCTTAATCCAGCATCTGAAAACTACATTGCTAAGAGAATCGGCGACCGCTACCAAGTTTATAGCCAAAGCGAACTACGCAATATAGAGTACGGAGAATTCGACAATCAATCTAACTTCGTTCGTGTTGTAGTGAACGATGACGTTGCTGTTGGTTCTGGCGAGTCTCGCTGGCTTCCATTCGGTGTGTTCGGTCCTCTTAAGTACCGTGACGTTGCTGTAGTCAGTGGTTCGAGTGGTTGGAGCACATCGCTCGCTGCTCCTGCCGCTGGCACACGAGGGGCTATACAGACCATGCTTGATGGTTCTGGTTCTGCATTCTACGGAACTGCTGGTCACTTAGCTGGTAATGACAATATCCTTTCTCTTGCGGCTGTCGGCGGAACATCCTTCAGCGGCTCTATTCAATTCCCTAGCGTCCCGCTTCGTGGCTTAAGTACCTGGGGCAGCCCACGTAACCTTCGTAACACTTATTGGGGTGCTTGGACAGGCCGGGCAAATAATGATACTTTCTTTAATCCTGAAATTGCAGACTGCCTAAGACCACGGTCTTTTGACCAGAATCCTGACCCTTCTACTACCTTGGCTGATGTTGCTGGGGAGACTACAGCCTACACCGGATCACAAGCATACGAAATTGCTTGGGTATTCTCTCTAGACAATATCTCTGGTTCTGCTGCTGAGAACTATGCTTACAACTCAGGCTATCGAGCCGCTGGCTCAAGTGTTACTGCTGTGAGCGGATATACCGCTTCGCTTGCTGCCGGTCTAGATCGTTTTACAACTACTTTACACGGTGGTTTCGACGGCTATGATATCACTGAGCGTGACCCCTTCCGTAACTCTGCATTTAGTAGTGCAACAGACGAAAAGGCTTCATATGAGCTATTCTCTCTACGGAAGTCAATAAACATTGTTGCAAGTCCAGATGATGTACAAATGAATGCTATTACAATCCCAGGTATTACAAACGCTAATGTGACTAACTACCTTCTCGATACTGCTGAAGATCGTGCTGATACACTAGCCCTTATTGATATTCCTTTTGCATACACGCCAGATACTGAAGCACTTGGGTCTGCGGAAAGCCGTAATGAGCGTAACACTCCTACCGCCGCCGCTAATAACCTAGCTGGTCGTAGCATTAATAACAGCTACGGTGCAACATACTACCCTTGGGTACGTATTCTCGACACTAACACTAACCAGAGCCTCTGGTCACCACCTTCAGTCGCTGCCTTGGGTGTACTATCTAACACAGATAGGCTCCAGGCACCTTGGTTTGCTCCTGCTGGATTTACCCGTGGTGGTTTGAGTGAAGGTGCTGCTGGCGTACCAGTATTAGACGTATCTCGCAGGCTAACCTCTGACGACCGTGATACTCTATACGAAAATAACATTAACCCAATTGCTAAGTTCCCTGCTGAGGGCATTGTAATCTTCGGACAGAAAACACTACAACAAACTGCTAGTGCTCTCGACCGTATCAATGTTCGTCGCTTGATGATTTACTTGAAGCGTGAGATTTCATTCATTGCCTCAAGACTTCTGTTCGCACCTAACGCACAAGCAACTTGGGATCGGTTCTTGGGTCAAGCAAACCCATTACTACGTGATGTAAAGTCCGAGTTTGGTATTGATGACTTCCGTCTAATCCTAGACGAATCTACCACAACGCCAGATCTCATTGATCGTAACATCATTTATGCTAAGTTGTATGTGAAGCCAACTCGTTCAGTAGAGTTCTTCGCCATCGACTTTATCATCACTAACAGCGGAGCATCTTTCGAAGATTAATCCGCTTTATAAACTATTTATTATGAGGAGCTAAGTAAGCAATGGCAAGTCTATTTTGGGGTCAAGCAAACGCCGAACCAAAACGTCAATTTCGGTTTGAGTTAAGTTTCACTTCTAGAAATGGTGATCAACCAGGGGATAT